CTTTCGACCGTCGTTTCCGAAGATTTAGAACTGGTCACATCGCAAAGCGAATCGCCATCCACCTATGACACATTATTCAAACCACGGCATCCATTTGCGAAACAGATGATTCCCGAATGGAATCGCACGTTCACTAGTCACATCCCCTATTTAGAAGACACGCAAAAGATATTGACCGATATGGCGACTTATCATACTCAAATCGAAACACACAAAGGATGTATCATGGACGCAGACAATTACAAATTCGTCATGGATGCATGGGATGCGGCGAAAAACGACGATTCGTTCATGGAAAGATATTCCTATATTGACTGGCAAATCTTAGAATACTTGAACCACTCGTCCAGCTTCTTACAAGGCTTATCGATGATTCATTTGCTGTCCCCCCTCTTTTCCTTGTTTTTGCCCTTTTTGTTTTTGCTGATTCCCTTTTTATTGCTAAAGTTCAACAAGGCCCCTATTACGTTTGGGTCATATATCGAAATGCTGAAAATCATTGCGCGCAACCATTTCATCGGCAAAGCACTCATGAGTATGCAAGATGGAATAAGTATCGACAAGGTCGTCTATTTGCTCATGATTTTCGTATTTTATGGATTGCAAATGTATCAAAACATCAATGCCTGTTCGCGCTTCTATCGCAATGTTAAATACGTGAATACCTCTTTGCATGATTTAAAGAATTATATCGATGCTTCTATTCATAAAATGGAAACCTTTGCCACCATGCATCATAGCAAAGCCACCTATTCAACGTTCTGCAAAACCACAATTAACCATATCAATGTTCTCCGCACCTTCGCCGAAGAACTGGCCACTATCCAACCTTTCGGGAATTATGTAGGCAAAATCACCGAAATCGGATACATGATGAAATGTTTCTACCATTTCCATAAAAATCCACACTATGACACGAGTTTGCGCTATTCGTTCGGATTTGAAGGATACATTGATAATTTGCGCGGAATCCACGAGAACATATGCGAAGGCCGGGTCAATTATGCGGGATTTTCCAATACGAAAAAAACGAAACTGGTAGAGCAATATTATCCTGCTTTAGCACATGAGTCTTCCATTGTGAAAAACACTTGCAAATTCGACAAGAACATGATTGTCAGTGCACCGAATGCAGCGGGCAAGACGACTCTTTTGAAAACCACAACCATCAATATTATTGTGAGTCAGCAAGTCGGTTGTGGATTTTATGCGTCGTCGGTCGTCCGGCCTTATACGCATATTCATTCTTATTTGAATATTCCAGATACGTCGGGACGCGATAGTTTGTTCCAGGCGGAATCACGTCGATGTAAAGAAATTATTACACTGGTCAAAGAGAACCCCGCCGACGTTTCGCGCCATTTCTGCATTTTCGACGAATTGTATTCGGGCACGAATCCGACGGAAGCAGGCAAGTCGGCCTATGCATTCTTGAAATATTTGTCCACCTATCGTCACGTCGATTTCATGCTGACGACCCATTATGTGTATGTGTGCAAGAAATTCAAGAAATCGAAGAAAATCGCCAATTACAAGATGGGTGTAATAGATTTAGCCAATGGCGAATTCCAATTCACGTATACATTAGAACCCGGTATTTCGGAGATACAAGGCGCCATTAAAATTTTGAAAGAAATGGATTACCCTGCCGAAATGATACAACATATTGAGGGATGCAAGTAATCTATGATGATGTTTGTATAGACATCATCATATTTATCGGGGTTTCTCCTTGCGCAAAGAATCTGTTTTCGTCAATCTGTATTGCCCGCATGGACCACAGTGGTCTTCGTTTGCTAAATCGACCCGGTTCTTGATGGTTTTGTTTCCATGGTCAACCGACCACCGGCCTAAATGTATGACCGGGTTTTTTCGAAAAGGGAAAGAATCCCATGCCATATATTTGAGAAAGAGTTTGCTGAGATACATAATAGTAGTATTCATGAACAAATATTTATATCACTTCACAAAAACTACTATCTTCTCCGCGGTTTCGCGATGGGTTGTCACATGCACATTTTTATTATACATGGGGAGAACCTGGAGGCGTTTTGCTTCAAACACCGCCTTTGCGATTTTATTCATATCCCCCAACAAATCATATTCCCCTTTCGTGTTCTCGGAACCATACCCCGACAATATATAGGCCATTTTTCCACCCGGTTTGAGAACATAATAACACAATTCCACCGTTTTTCGCCAGTAGTTCTCCAACCATGCCGAATACGTCTTGTATTTTTCGGTGGATTGATTTTCCCCCGCATACATTTCCAAGCGGTAATAGGGCGGACTGAAAAACACCACGTCGAAATAGTCCCCATATTTTCGCCTAAATCGAGCATCCAACATCAAGTTCTCCGAGGGTTCGCAAAAAATCGTCGTCTTTTTTTCGGGGTAGTATTTCTCGGCAAATTCGAGGGTCTTTTTACACACCCCCGGAATGACATCGGTGCCTACATATTCGAGAACATGGGGACATTCTAAGAATCCATAGCAATAGGAGGACCAGCCTAACGTGGGGGTGAATACCCGCTCTCCTCGAAGAATGCCGTGCCCCAATGAATAGGGCACCAAAGGATTCATGATGGAGGCGCGAAAATAAAAGAAGGAGAACACACTGCCTAAACGTCCTTCCCGCATATAATGTATAGCACTGGGGGTCAAAATCTTGTAATCGATGATGGCGTGCAAATACAAATCGCTCAATACCTGCAAAAAGGTGGGATTGTTCTCGATACCCGATTTCGTCTTTTTCAAAATATCCATATAATGCATGTTGCGAATGACATTCTTGTAATGGACCGCGTGGTCATTGTTGATGGCGTTGGATTTCATAGGTTCGTCGTCAATCTTTAACTCTATTTTTTTATCCTCGTTGAGAACATTCATCGAAACCTTGTAAAAACGCCCTAAATACTCATTTTTCTGAACCAGGTTCTCATACAAGAGTTTTAAATCGGTGGTAGTAATGTCTTTGCCTTGTATGTATTCCATGAGAGGCACCAACTGTTTCGCCGATTTCACTTGCGCCCCTTTCAGGAATCGGGAAAACGATTTATAGGTGGGATTGTCATTTTCAAAGAGTCCTACAAATTGTTTTTCCGTAATGAATTTCATAATATATATCTATTACGAAATTCCTTTGTTATCGAGAACTCGTCTGTTTTCCACATCCAGCATAGATTCCTTTGCATAATACATAATTCATTTGTATGACTTTTCCAATGCAATATCCGACAAACCATATCCCATCCATGAATGTCGATTCTATATCACAATTGTCTGCTTTTGTCGGAGTCTTCATCTAGTATAGTGCGAGAACTTTCAAAGCACTATATTTATAACGCCTTTTCATACATTGCTAACATGCGCACTTTTTGCGCATCGTAATCCACCATCGGTTTCGGATATTTGATGCTTGCATATTTAGGCATCTCACATGAAGTGGCCCATTTATGTATATCACGTGCCGCCACGTCGCTCAATTCGGGCACCCATTTTTTTATAAACTCGCCATCCTTGTCGAATTTCGCCGACTGAATCCAGGGGTTCATGTCCCGAAAATACGGTTTCATATCTACCCCGGTGCCCGAAATCCCCTGCCAGTTGCCATTGTTTGATGCGGGGTCATAGTCCGTTAGTTTTTGTGCAAAATAACGTTCTCCCAAATGCCAATCGAGCAACAACGTCTTCACCAGAAACGTCGCGACAATCATTCGACCGCGGTTATGCATATAGCCCGTTGTATTGAGTTGCCGCATACAGGCATCCACGACCGGAAATCCCGTATTACCACGGCACCATTTCGCAAAATGGTCATCCTTCCCCAACCATTGAATGCGCCTAAATTTCGGCTGGTAGGAATCACTCAATACTTCGGGAAAGGCATACAAAATATGGGCGAAAAACTCGCGCCAAATCAGTTCTCGAATCAATCCAAAATCCACACCATATTTGTGGTGAAACGCCCAATAGACTTCCCGAATGGAGACGCATCCGAATTTGATATGTGCCGACAATCCGGTTGTCTCGTTCTTCAAAAAATCCCGCGTGGCATCATAATGAGACTGGGACCTCACACCGGCCTCCAATCGTTCTAACGCGGCTTCTCGACCACCGACTACCAAACGGCTACTTACGGTCCCTGAACTATATTTCGCTAAAGCTTCTGGCAAAGACAATCGCGAGACCAATGAACTAGACCCACCTTTCACCAATCCTTTCACACCCCCTTTTGCCACTTTTTCAACGGGTAGGTGGAGAACATGGCGATAAAAAGGCGTGAATTTCTTGTAATATCCACCCGAACCATTTGTCACCGTCCCCGGTTCATACAAATAATAATCCGAATAACTATGACACTCTATTCCCGCAGACTGACACCATTTGTCGATTTCTTCGTCACGTTTCATGGCATACGGGGAATAATCGCGATTGAAAAACACGGCGTTTATGCCTAAGGTTTCCACGAGTTCTCGAACCACCCCCTTATTTTTCCCATGCATGAAAATCAGTTCTCCACCCGCCTCCCGAATCTCTGCCGCTAAAGATTCCAATGATTCCATCATGAAATCAACCGCATTCTGCGACCGGAATTTATTCCCCGCACCCACTTGCTCAGGTGTAAAGATAAAACACGTATAAACGCGAGAACATCTCGCACACGCCGCCATCAATCCCACATTATCGACGATTCGCAAATCGCGCCTAAATATGAATAATCCAGTTGTCATCTTATACAATCACGACAAAAAACACTTGCGAAAACAACATAAACATTGCACCACACATATAGTAACATGTTGAACCATTTTGCTTATGTATATCACCGAACCACGCAATTCTTATTTGGATGGATTGACCCATTTATCAACTATGTTTTCAATAATACTATGACACAAATCGCCGTGGACATCCTATGGTTCTTTAGCAAACTCTATGTTCAAGTTCGTAATAATGTCAACATCCTTTCGTCTAAATATGTCGCGGTCAAAATCACGACCGAAGCCATACAATCTGCATATGACCATATCTCTAACCTAACCCATAATGAGCCAAAAGAACCCGCTGATTTGCCATGGGGATGCATTGCCACCCTAGAAAACAATAAAGTCGTCGAAACATACACGCATTTTGAAAACAAAGACGAGCAAATGCAAAATTACTACCGGCAAATGCAAACAAACAAGAGCGGCATATCCATCATCAAAACATCCGCCGCAGTATGGTGTAATAGATGTGTTTCGGATTATGACGGTGTCCGACCACAATCCATGGTCAAGTTCATTTCGGTTGTCTATAAACATCCGGACATGCCGGGTGATGGGCTTGAAATGAATGTGGGTCGCGAATGGTATTTAGTCGGCAACGAACTCTTTTCCGCCGAATTCGTCGCCCGCTGGTTACATTATCAGCCCGAGCCTTATGTGTTTGACGACCGCTACTCCATCCAAATAGTAGACGACCAAGTCAATGTAGTCACCTTGAATCATAAACAATATGTCACCATTGAAAAAACTACCTACAAAATCGTAACAGTATGAGACACACCCCCCTCCTAAACAATTCTATAACACCCTCCTAAACAATTCTATAACACCCTCCTAAACAATTCTATAACACCCTCCTAAACAATTCTATAACACACCCCTAAACAATTCTATAACACAAACCACATAAAGATTTTGCTCCTTGAATATCTACGGTGCTAGAACCATGGAAATTTCCACAATTCAAGAACCACATCAGCATAATTTACTTGGCAAATGGAATGTGTATTACCATTTGCCACAGGACAAAAAATGGGATTTGTCCAGTTATAAACGAATCATGAGTGATATTGATACCATGGAAAAAGTGATTGCCATAAACGAATCAATACCCGAAAATATAGTGAAATATTGTATGCTTTTTGTAATGCGCGATGGTATTACACCCATGTGGGAAGACCCGCGTAATCGGAATGGCGGATGCTTTTCTTTCAAGGTTATCAACAAACAAGTGTATAGTGTATGGAAAACCCTTTTTTATGCTATGTGCGGTGAGACGCTCTTCAAAAATGTAGCGAATCATGAATATGTGAATGGTATTACGATTTCACCAAAAAAGAATTTCTGTATTGTGAAAATCTGGCTGGAAAATTGCATTATGCAGGACCCAGAATCATTGATTGAGGTTCCGAATTTGTCGATTCAGGGGTGTTTGTTTAAAAAACATGAGCCTGAATTTTAGGATTTGAATGGATGCATATGTATCCATTCAAACGGATGTTTACTTCGACACAAATTCCATATCTCGACCACTCTGATAAATGTTCATCGTTCCTAAAGATTCCATAGTTGCATAATCTGCATCATTTTGAAATCCGTTGGCTAGAACAACGCATTTGAGTGCCTGGTGGGCATCGACCACATTGACTATTTTTTCCGGCATATTCGATTGATCTACGTTGCTAGGTTTATCCTGTTCTTTTGTGCCATAGAGTTTATATTCTTTGAGTCCAACTCCGTATTCAACCTTTTCGAGCAAGTCATATAGATTCGGATTCATCTTTTTGATATTTGCATTTGTATGTAATCCATCTAATAATCGCAAATCGTGACTCATGTTTCGTTTTGATGCACTAATATAATAAAAACTACCTGGAAAATATTCTGGAGCCACATTCCCGAATTCATAGTCTTCTCCGCAGTTCGGATTGCATTTTTTAATTTTGCAAATGGTGTCATAGATGGATTTTGAAGAACTGGTAATACCTGATTCGGCTTCATCGACGAAAAACGACCGACCATAATCGATGAGTTTTGCAATGTAGGACGATTTGAATTCGACCACTTCGCCGTCTGTCAAGACATATCGGTATTGAATGTATTTGCCTTTGACGGGTTCATATACCAATACATTGTCTAAATGCAGGTCGTAATGGTTAAATGTATTGGCTAATGTGGCTAGAGGCATATAAATCTGATACAGTATGCTGACGAGGTCTTGTTTGACAAAGAGGGTTTGTTTCGACAATGAATCGAGAGATTTTGCGTCTTTGATGTGTTGTATCAAAATGGCTAAATATTTAGAATGGGTGCATGCGATTTCCATCGATTTCAATGAATCGAAGTCGGTCGGTGGTAATTGGAGAGAATTTTTGACCACAGTGTTTTCGACGATGCGAGTATTTTTCATATGCATCCAGTCATCTTGATTTTTGTAGACGAACCACCCATATGTTTCTACAAAGCAGGGGAAAATGCGACATTGTTTGTTGATGTATTGACCGACTAAATATTCAAAAAATAGATTGTCGGTGGATTCACTGGCCGATGATTTCAAAATCGAATTCGCGACATAGCCGTTGCGCTCATAGGTAATTTCATTGACAAAGCCGTTTTGGGATGGCGGACCAATACGCTTGATGGGTCCGTGAATATGTTTGAAATCGACAAATCCGTCGAAATGTTTGATGATGGTATCGGTTTCTTTGCCGAATGCCATACATACACTGGCATCGGAACAAATCGAACTCAAAAAACGAGCGCGGCGTTTGTGGGGGTCGACTTTTCGCATAAATTTGTTGATTTTCTGGGTTGCACGATGTTTTTTGAGCGCAATGGCGGCGACTTTTGGATTGAGACGGCGCTTTTGCGTTTGCACTTTTTTATGTTCCTTAGGTTGTGCAATACAATGTTCATCGAGCTTATATTTAGGCGATAGTCTACAATATTTGAATCGCGTTCCATCAATATATCTACATTCGTCGTGTGTGCATAATTCTTCGGGCACCTTACGACATTTTGAATAACATTTCGACATATGTACTTGTATTATACAATAACCGCATATTTTTAACCATCGATGTTCTTTTTTACCATCGCGGCTCTTTTTTACCATCGCGGCAATCGAAATCCGCTCTTTTTCCACGGAATTTTCAACAAAAACAATCCCACCACAATCATGACTAACCCTACATATTGAGACCAGTGGTCAAACCGCTCTCCCAGCACCACATACGCAAACAAACTCTCCGTCAAAGAACTCATTCCATCCCAGGCATTATTCACCAGCAATATCGACGACCCCTGCAAATTCACAATCAGCGCTACCACCACACCAATATACCCCACCACCCCCGTTGCTAAATAGGCCCATCCACCACCATTCGCAAATTCCTTCAAACTATAATCCCCCACGATTTCGACCAACGTAAGTGCAGTTAATTGTGGCAAACTCATCACTACTATATATAGACAACACATAGATGACACAATTTCACTGACATACACCTTTGCACATGTAAAATACTCCAGTGAACTACGACTCATTCAAGGGGGTCGCATTGTCGATAAATGTGCGCAGGTGTACAAAATTGATTCAAAAACTAATACTATAACACAAATCAACCAAAAACATCCAACAATGAAAACCGACGTCGTCTATCTAAAAAACATCAATCGGGACATTGTGTATTTGATTGGCACAAATGCACAAGATAATTTCGACGTCATTGATGCCTCGCAACCCGATGACTTGTGGTTTCACGTCAAAGATATGCCGTCGTGTCATGTGGTAGCGAAAATACCAGATGACATAAGTGACCGCAAACAAATCCTATCGATTGCAAAACGCGGAGCTATTTTATGCAAACAACACTCGAAATATGCATCAGTTCAAAATCTCGAAATCATTTATACCGCTATCAAAAATGTAGAAAAAACAGCGATTCCAGGCAGTGTCAATACGACTTCAACTAAATCTGTGAAGGTCTAAATTATTCCCATAATCTAGAAAAATTTCCCGCATACCAATGATGAATGAGCCATGCAGATAATCCAAATAATACATCGGTCAATAACAATATCCATGCTCTGGGATTTTTCATGAATGCCAGGGTGGCAAAGGATGCATATAGAACTAAATGTACCCATCGCAAATCTTTCCACCATATTTTTTCACCGAAAACTTCAGCACCGGTGTCCCTAGAACCTATAAAAATAATCCATGTCCAGCCAATCACTGGACCGAGGGCACATATGCCTAAATAAGGCAAATACTGGAGTGGCACCGATTTTGCTATCCATACAAATATCAATCGTGTTAGAATACATCCAAATAGAAAAAGCAAACATCTTTTTTGAAATTGATTCATTCTTATACTAGGCGTGTATAATTTAAGCCGGTGGCAAAGGTGCTAAACATAATTTGATTTCTCCCAGCGAAGCTACATCGTATTTCACAATCAATGGCAAATCATTTCCTAAATACATTTCTAAATGACTACATAAGGGTGTGCATTTAATAAAATGACTCAAACTCTTCAATGAGAATTCGCCTTGAATGACGACGGACGCATCGGGTTTTTGAATAAATTCCATGTATCCGTCCGATTCCGACCTCAATATACGCGAACTGGCGAAATTACCTTCACATGAAAATATCAAATCACTACCTACCGACTTGATTTCAATACGGTCGGAAATCCCATTCAAATCACGAATGATTTTCTGGAAATCCGCCGTCGGTAAATT